CAATGTTCTGGTCTGATAATGGGTAACGGTCTTTAGCATATTCTGGTTTAACTATTTTGCCATCTTTTATTAGTTGAGCAAAAGGGTCAGCCCCATGAGATACCAAAGAAGTTTCATGATATGCCATGATGTCTGAAGCAACTCGTTGTGTCAAGTTACCTTTCTCATCAAAACTACCAAGCTTTGAAAAGAAATCTTCATCAGATAATTTTGGGTGTGATTTTTGCCAAGCGAAGTTAACTGTTACAGAGTTGGCGTGGATTGATGGTGGGTCCATCATAATACCCCTTGCTATGCGAGGGTTTGATTTGCCATCAATTTTTAATACTGCATTGAATCCAGCGGGTATCTTTTTACCATTTGCGGTATAGGCATTTTGCCATTCTACAGCCTTTACTACTCCAATCGCATTACCAATGGCCATTTCATGGTCAATGTTAACCGTTTGCCCAATCATCTTGTACATGGATTTCTTTAGAACCTCTGCAGGAAAGTATACTGGGTTGTGAGTAGCATTAACTGTGATATTAGAAAGCATTCTGAAGACGGGCTCTATAAACTCGTCATCTGAAGGTTTTAAATCTTCAGCTTTTACTTCTGGGTAATAAGTTGCATAATTGGGTGTAGCCCTATCGAATAAACCAAAGCTTTCTATTTCCTGAGGTTCAGTCTCTAATTTAGAATTCATTTGGGACATCGATATAGCTTCTGGTTTGTGACCCATGATTAAAGCATGGCCCCCAAATAGGATAGCGGTATCGTGAAATGTCTTTGTAAATTTAGGCATGTTGATATGTGTTATACCTTATAAGTAAAATAGTATTGTTATTCTTTTTCTCCCAGATAATCCAAAAACATATCTACAAGGAACTCGGCAGCTGCACTTTTCTGGTCCTTACGTTTAGGTTGAGCCTTGTCTTTTTCCCGAGTTTTCTTAGCCGAATCATTTTTAGTCTTCTTATCAACTTCATTCTGGTCAGGGCCATCGATTGGTGCACGAGGTTCTGCTTGGTCGGGTTTGTCATAACCCAACTCATCAGCCGCTTGCTGTTGGCCAATAATACCCATATTATACTTAGCGTTAACATTCCTGACCTTTATTTCCTGACTCTGTTGATTTTTTAATTCGTCTGTGATGGTTGATGGGTTGAATTCTACCCTTAGGTTTTTAAAGTTAAACCCAGCTAATCTTAATTCAAGGGCATAACCATATTTCAAGTTGGCAGCCACTATCTTCTGTACGTTCTGAAGTTGGGATAGCATCTTTGTGAAGATAATGTTTATCCCTGTTTCTGCACCGCCAGAGCCAATACCCAAAAATTCGGGTGGTGTTTTTAAACCATTAGCTACTGACCTTTGGTTCATGGTATAAATATCAGAAACTCCAGCTAAGTTCTTAGTAGTAGAGTTAAAGTTGAATTCATGGTCTTCTTGGTAACCTACTACCAAACCTTCCCCAATACCATTCAAAAGGTTTTCTTTTGAATCGGATAACATCTTAACTAATCTAGCCCTGTATTGGTCTTCATTCTCCCCATCATTCTGACTTGGTTTAGCCATTAAAGCTTCAAAGAAACCCATCAGACCTATTTGCTTCATAATGAATTTTATGTTCTGGTCCATATCACCCTGTGTACTTAACGAGTTTAGGGCTGTTAAGAATGGTGGTATACCATAGGGGATTTCTGTATCCCCATTTAAAGCAAGGTATTTATAGGTAAGGGGGTTTAATCTAACATGTTTTTCCCCGAGTATCTCACCAGTCATATAATTCTGTTTCTGGTAAGGTTTGAAACGTAGGTCTTTCTTATCCCATGACCAAACTATGGTTTCTGGGTTTACTAAAGCTATATTCTTAACTTTGGTTTTATCATTAGAAACTACCCATTCATTCGATAAAGCCCCTGCTACCCAAATCTGTGATACCATCTTGTTGACCAACCCACTCATACCATCGAGCCCATCACCCCATTCTGATTGTCTGTCATCAAGATGTTGTCTCATTTTTGCTTGTTGGTCAGCGGATACTCCTGGATCAAATTTAATCTTATGACCTGTGTTGGTTAACTGAACCATGTCATTAATGGCCAAACCAACGTCCTGGTTTATCCAGGATAGTTTTCTTATTACGGGAATGTATTCAGCTACAAATTCTGGACCCACAAATGTGGTCTTACCTTTCATATCAGAATACGCATTCTTTATAGTAGGCCGAGTAGTTCTACCACCGGGTATAGTAGCTATGTCTGACTTACTATCTACATCTCCTGGACTATCATCTTTGGCTTTCATAACTGGAGCCACAGGTTTTCTTGCAAATATATCAAATAATCCCATAGTAAAGTGTTTATTAATGATAATATGGTATTGATTCTAGACTGGGGCTACTACCGTGGTAGTAATCTTACCTTTGCGGACATAATTGGTAATACTCTTAGCCATGATGCTATCATCAGTGTAGGTATTCTCATCATCTAAGATGTCATCCTCTTCTGTTGCTCTATTGTTTTTACCCATAGCAACTGGCCTATTTCTTTCGTCATAGATAAATGTGTAGGCTTCTGCAACAAAGAATCTGTCATAAGTAGTGATTCTTTCATTTCGAATATCGTCCTCTAATTCATCAATCATGATAGGGCGAGTTTTGGTAGTGGTATACCAGCCTGGAACTTTTTCTACTTTAGGTTTATTTTCGCCTTTCTCTTTAAGGAACCTTGTTGTATAGAATAAATTGGGATAACCACTATCCTGTATTTTTGTTGTTACTGCTAAACCTATATCATTGCTCTCCGGTGCAAGTATTGCCCGGTTGTATTCTTTACCGGTTTTCATTAATAAATCAGCAAAGTTACTTACTGGGATTTTACCTTTGTAATAAGCATATTCTTCACCATCCCTATCCATTACTGAGAAGGCAGAGTAGTCCCTACTTCTACCGGAAGCAATGTCAGCCCCTATGTACATCCTTGTATTAGGTTTAGGGGGCTTAATTATAACCAAACTTCCGTTCTCCCTTTGTTCATAGATATCAATTTCAGAAAGCATATCTTCAATAGCCTTGATATCTAATAGGTCAAATACTGAATTACCTGATGTTAAGAAGTCTCCATCTATTTCCTGTGCAGTTCTTCTGGGTCCTAATGAAGAAGCCATTACCCTGTACCATTCTTCGTCCCTTTCTGGGTGCATTCTCCAGTGAAGACGGATTGGTGTAAATTCGTTACCACCTGCAGTGGCATCTACCCATGTTTTATGGAAAAAGTTACCTACGCCGTATGGTGTAGAATTTAGTATTGCCGAACCTCCTGTGGAAAGTGTAGGAAAGGCTGCAGCCCAAATTTGCGTGGCCCATCGAACAATAGCTGCTTCATCGATGACAAGCAGCGAGACCGCTTCAGAACGACCAGCATCCTCGGTCGTGGGGATTGAAGTGATAAGTGAGCCATTTGAAAATTCAACTTCGGTGGCTGTACCGAATTCTCCAGGTCTACCATTTACGACTTTTATTTGAAGGTACCAAGGGAGATTGCGATACATGTACCTAATTCTTCTAAGTACCTTCTTTGCAACCCTATCCTTAATTGATATGATTTGGATATTTTTGTTTGGGTGGAATATTGCCAGCCATAGGCAATACATGGAAATGAGTTCAGTTAAACCAGCCTGTCTAAACTTTAGGACTATGTTAAACCTATTAGTCAAAAATTCCCATAAAGTTCGGACCTGATAATGGTACAAAATAAATGGGACTTTTCCTTTAACAGGATGTATTACGTTTATGAACTTCGAGAAATAGAAAGGGTCTTTAGCACATTTATCTAGGATGGCAAATTGCTCGGCTGTTATTCCTTTGGGGGCTTCAATTATTATCGATTTTGCCATAACTTATAATCTGCACCGATGTTTATACTTCCTCTATTGTTATTTAATAGTACTACCCTCATATCACCGTAAAGCCTGATTCTAGTCCAGTTCTTTTCCATTCTAAATGAAACATAAGGTGTGGTGTGAGGTATATCAACACCACCGCCGATAAAATAATCGGCAAACGGCTTTTCTTTTATCGGGGGCGATTGTACAGGATGACGGGATAAGTCTGAACCATAATTCCATCTGTAATTAAACTGATTGAGGTCTATAGGCCACACATTCTCTTGTACCTGACCAGTTATTGACAATAGGCCCAACTTCAGAGTATCCCTTGTAAGGTCCATCGCTAGGAGTTTAGGATTACTAGGAAATTGCTTTAGGTAATTAACACTGATGGCTATAGATTCTTTCAACCCTGATATAATTATTTCCTTTTCATTCAAGGCTAATTTAATGGAATCAAGGGCTGCAGTATCTATGACATAGATTTTTACTATTTTTGGGGGAGTATGAACTGGGTATGGTTTACCGGGAACATACAATGTATCAATGAAGATAGTATCTGTCTTATACCTATAATCTATGATAGGCTTAAGAAGTTCTACTTTTCTCAGAAAGACATACCAGCCTATAAAAAGTATTATGGCTATAAGTAGTATGGTATTCAGATTTTTTTTCATTGTTATTATGTTAAAATGGCCTCAGAGGGAGGGGTATAATTAATAATAAATACACCCCCTTTAAGGGGGGGTGTTTATTTATTATTATCCTATCCCGTGGCACTATTAATTCAAAAGCTAGGGTTTAGGGGTTTTAGGTACCTTTACAGCCTCTTTAGCCTTCACATTCTGAGAAGCATATATCTCAGAGTTTACATTGGCTAAGACGGTTAAGGTATCTGTTCCAGGATAAATATCGTCCTTATCCTTCCTTACAGTAGAATGTGACCATATTCCACCAAGATGGTCGGTTAATACTTCTTCATTGAATTCATAGAAATCATCAATGACTGGGTTAACCTTGATACTTGGGAAATCTTCAAGGCATATTTTCTTCAGAAGCCAAGCCAGAGAATCCAACTGAGCTTTAGTGTATTTATGGAAATACTTCTGTCCTCTCCACTCATCCTTAAATACATAAACCTCAGAATCAGGGATTACTGTATACTGGAGTTTATTGGGATAAATAGGATAGAATCTGTATTCGCCTTCTTCATGGTATAACCTACCACAAGCGGCTATCTCAATGTTAACAGAATACTTCTCATGGTAATTATCATCATGCGGTACTCCCAAATGGAAAGCCCACATCTTAGGGTCAAAACATTCAATGATAGTACCGTCCCTATCGATTATGTAAGGGGTACCAACTCTATCCGGAGTGGTATTCCACCAACCCCAAGCTCCCATAGCAGTTCTACCAGCAGTGTGGTGAATGAATATGGACTTCTTCTCATACTCTTGTGTGAGGTACTGTCCGTTTGTTAGGTGTTTTTTTACGATTTCCATAATTTCTCTGTTTTAAGTAATTGATTATAGAACCATTGACCGATTTCGTATGGTGGGGTTTTTGTTACTGTTGTCCTGCCCTTATTAATCCAGTAGGTAGGTTCTTTCTCATCGAAGTAGATTTGAAAATTATCTGGTACTCCTTGTATTCTAGCTAATTCCCTTGGAGTCATTTGTAAGCCTTGGTGCATAAATTGCCTATTAGCTTTCCTAGCAGTTGCCGGATATGAATCTTTCAGGTTTCGGTATACTCCGGGAGCATTTTGAAAATTACGGTTTAATACTGGGTATCTTTTTAAAGTAGGATTATGTAACCAGAAATTCCTAATTTCCTTTAGTGTAGCTTTATAACCAGCATAAAGGGTTATAACTTCATTTATATTCTCCCTGTAGTGTCCGGTAAAGGCATCGCAACCTGTAAGTAATTCTCCGCTAGACCTAAGCTCGTTTAGCCTATATATTTGGTTAAAAT